TGTTTTGACTCAAGCCCAACAGATCAAGCAGTCTGTTTTGCGCAGTAACACCTGCACCACGGAAAGGCTCTTGAAGACCTTTCTGCTCTTGGTACATTTTGTAGAGCAATTCATTGGCTTGTGTAGCTGAATTGGCTTGAGTTGCGGCGGCAGTTTTTGCTGCGTCTGCACCTATCAAACTGGTTGCAGCAAGAGCCGCAGGAACTGCCAAAGTAGATAAATTTGTAGGAATTACGGGTGGAACAACTGGCGGCGTAACTACAGGTGGAGTAACAACTGGAGGCGTAACTACAGGTGGAGTAACAACTGGAGGAACGCCGCCGGGAGGGGTAACAACTGGGGGGATAAGCGCGTTGACGCCGCTACCGCCTGTCAAATTAGTGAGGGTGGGAACCGCAGCGCCCGTAGCCAAAGCGTTTGCTAAAGTCTCTGCGCCTGCTGTACCGCCTGCACCACCTAAAGCCAAATCAAGTTGTGCTAAATCGGCTGCGGTCATACCCGCTATGCCCGCTGCGCCTGCTGCGGGGCCTAATAAACTCGAAGCCAAATAACTACCGCCCGCTGCCAAAGCAATAGGGCCTAGATTTCTAATCAAATCCTGAGTGGTGCTTGTAATCTTTTCTTCGCCGCGAGCCTCGCCATTTGGGCCGTACAGTTGAATCATCCCTGGTCTTGCAGGATCAACTCGACTAAACGAACTTATCTGCCCGTCTTCGCCAATGTATGCGTTAACGCCGTTTCCAAGATCGCGCTTCTGAACATCTATGCCGCCTTGTTCAGTATTAGCAAGGGTAACAACGTCAACCCCAGATTCAGCCGCCGTTTTCTTAGCTGTGCCAAGCATGTCAGATGATAAATTGCTAAAAAATCCCATTTAGGTCACCTCACGACCGCTGACGCGGATATTGATTGCGCTGGCTGTTCCGGCAATTGTACTGATGAAATCACCAATGCCAAGCACTTGGCCAACAAGTTCTGGGAACGTATAAACCTCAGATGCTTGAAGCGTCTTGGTTTTGGTAATTAAATTGGTGTTGCCCGCAGAACCTGCGGTTGTCACCAAATTCACAGAAATTGTGGCCGCCGTAGCGCTGATGTTGGTGGCAGTAAACTTGTCGATAATGGCAGTCACGCCAGTCGCTGTGTACTGGGTTGTTTGCGAGTTTTCGGCAAATTTTGCGGGTACAAGTACCTTCACTGATACGGTCATGGTTTACTCCAATAATAGGCAATTGTTAGCGGCCTGTTGCATGATGATCCAATTTGTGCCGTCAGACACCATTGTCGCCCAATTTCCTACAACTGCCAAGAGAATTGCAGTGCCTGCGCTGGTGCTGTCAATTGGCACAACATTGCTCGATGCAGACACCAAAGTCTGCGCCTGCATGTTCTTAAAAGTCAAAGTGCGGCCAGTCCAAGATGAAGCCGTAGGCAACGTCACGGTGCAAGTCGAGCCTGACTTATTGTTGATATACCAAATCTCGCCATCGGCCACTGTAAAGTCAGCCGTTTTGGTGACTGGCGCACCAACGCCCATGTAATCTGTGTTGGCCACAGCGGCAGAAATTGCCGTGCCGTTGCCTTTTAGAATGCCAGTAATTGTGGTGGTCAAGGTCAAAGCAGGCGTTGCCCCACCGCTTGATGTTCCAGCAAAACCATTGGCCGACACAACAGAAACAGCCGTTACAGTTCCTGTTGTTGGGGTTGTCCAAGTGGGCGTTACACCTGTTCCAGCCGATGTAAGAACTTGGCCTGCTGTTCCTTGTGCCGCATCAAAACTCAGTGTTCCTGTAACGCTTAAATCTACAATACTTGCGTTTTTAGGAGTTGTAGCCCCAATAGTCATGTTGTCAATTGTCCCTACATTAGTAGGGGCAATTTCAACTGAACCAGTGCCGCTAGGCTTTATATGCACATGGCCAGTGCCAGTAGGACTAATATCTATTTGTGCGTTTGTACCGTTTAAATTGGTAGAAACATTGACGGACATATTATCGCCACCGCCAGCACCAACACTCATTTGGGTTGTGCCTGACGCATTTTTAAGCGATAAGCCAGCAGAGTTTGATGCTTGGACTATAGGTGTAGTAACACTAGTAGAAGCAGCTAATGTTGTAATTCCTGTAGTCGCGCCAGTGTCACTAATTGTGACTACAGAATTTTGAATCAGCTTGCCCGTAGTGCTATCAAACCTAGCAACAGCGTTATCCGTGGCGCTAGCGGGGCCAAAGACATCGCCATAAGGCAACACAGGAATATCTGCCGCTATTAAAGCCCTAAAAGTGGGCACGGCAGATGCGCCCGATGTAGGGCCAGCCAATACGTAATTCGCTGTCTTGGCAGCGTATGGGTTTTGCGTGTCGCCATACCCAGCCGCAAGGCTAATGTCAGGCGCTATGCCACCAGAAGACACCACGGGAGCCGTGGCCGTTACCGCAACAACAGTCCCCAATGAAGGAACAGGCAAAACATTAAGCGCCTCAATCTGCTTTTGCATTTCTGCCACTTGAGAAATTAAAGCAGAGCAACAATCAACTAGGCCAGCCGCTTCAATCTGTTTAATTAACTCAGCGCTTAAATCCACTGGCAGGGGCTGTGTTTCAACTTCTTGCGCTAACGCTTGCAAAGCCGCCTCATAAGACGCAATTATTGACTCAGAACTAAACGTAAGGCCAGAATCGTCAATAACGCCTGTGGCAACATTGTTAAGTGACAAGAAAAACAAATACCAAGCACGGTCAATGTAGCCCGTGCGGGGGTCAATCAGCGGCACTCGCGGTGGCGTGATTGGTGTTGGCGTAGCGTTAGGACTAGGCATTCGTTGGACTCAAAATGAGTTCAGCGCCCATGATGTCAATCTTCACAGGGTCAGTGCCCGATATTTCATAGACGCGATCACGCAATTTCAACGTCATACCCAAGCGCCGCCAAAATACGCGCTTGTAGTATTCGCCAATCTTACCAATCGGCGCCCAATGCTCATTTGACCAAGTGTGGCCACCATCGTCTGACCAACGAAGCATGACTTGGGGGTTAACGCCAGGCGTAGCAATTTGTTGTTGTTCAGCAATTAAATAACTACCGCTTTCGGTAATTAAATAATCTTGATTTTCAGTTTTAAGATAAATATCTTCATTAAATTCATTACCGTTAACACCAACGCCAGATTCAATGTCTAGTTGCAGGCTGTGTTGGGCGGTGCGTTTTAGATTGTTTTGACCAGTTGGCAGCGCACGCCATGTGCGAAGCCATTTTTGAATTTCGTTATTGTCACTGTAGTCAGTTAAATCAAATGCGTAAACATTGCCGTTCTCAAAGTCGCCAATGAGAATCTTGTTGTTAAACGCCATTTGGCAATTGCCTCGATGCCGAGTAAACGATCCATTGTCCCATCCCGCACGCTCATGCCATGCTTGCGTTGCTACATCGTAAACCCAAGTGGTGTTAGCAGTAGGGAAAACCAGCACATAAAAACTGTGACCGTCTTGCTGGTATGTGTAACCAATAGCGTCCGACATATCGGTGTACTGTTGAATTTGCCATTCAACCGCATGAGTTGAGATGCGTTGGCCAGTGTAACCATTGGCGCGGTAAACAATACCTTGGCCACGGCGGTCACGGCCAAGCCAAAACAAGCCGTTGTCCATTTTGGCCACAGAGTAAGGCGCAGCGCACCCTAGTTCGTTAAACGCGCCTTGAATACGTTGCAAGGGAAAATCTGTTGCGCCAGAGTCAAACCAAACTTCAATTGAGTTTGTGCCAAAAGCCCATACTTCACGAAAGTTAGACACCACGGCAAGCAGGCCGTCAGGTGAGCCTTCGGTACTAGCAAAATCAAGTGGGTCAATGGATGTGCCATCAAGCAGTGTAGTAATCCACAATTTTTGGCTATTTGGCTCATTGAAAACAAAATAACCATCCAAATAAGCCACAGTTACAGCACCGGGGAAATCAGGATCAGTAATCTGGCCAAATGCGTTCGTACTGTCGTTGTAAATATAGCTGGGGCCATTGCAAGCAACAAATAATTGCGTGCCGTTGTCAGTCATGCTGACTGGCCCAGTGCCACTGACAGAGCCAAGCAGCGTGGCTGTGTAGCTGTTGTTTATTTTAAAAAGTTCAGTGCCAGAGACAACAAATCCAGTACCATCGTTTGGAGAAAATGCCCACAAACCACGGATGGGGCCAGTGCCAATGGTGTTAAGTAACTTTAAGCCTGGTGCGCGGTTAAGAAACGCTGGCTCTTTACCGCCCTCGGGAATGATCTCGGGGAACAAATTCACCATGCGGTTGTCTGCCGCATTGACAGACCGCACTACATAAGACGATCCAAGAATCGGCGTTTTCATCAATAGTTACCGGCATAGATGTTGAAACGCTGGCGGTTGGCCACCAATGCGTAAGGCAAGGCCATCACATCATCAGGATTGTTAATGCGCTTCAAGTCACGCTTGCTGGTCATGGCAATACGCTGCACTTGCTGGCTTGGCTCAACGCCAAACTCAGGGGCAAACTCCATGGCCAAGTTGTATGTAAACGCACGCAAATAGCCTGGTGGGTAATACATCACCGTTGACAAAGTGGCAGGGCGATTTAGTTCTTCAACCGACACAAAATGAAACTCCAAGTTTTGCGTGGGCCTTGGATAGAGGTATATCTCAATATCAGGAAACGTCATGTTTACCCACATGACTTGTGGATATGTTGATGTAACTGTTTTAACGGCAATACCGTTGTATTGCTGTTGATTGATCATTTTGATGCCATACGACACGCCATTGGGCGCTTTGAAGTAGGTAGCATCGTCAAGCAAAATAGGGCGGTTGCCTATAAAGTCACCAGTCGGGCCAAGTGTCCGGCTAATAAAACTTGCAGGCCATGTAAAAATTTGATCTTGGGTAGAAAATACAGCTAAACGCTCTGTATTCCACGAATCAATCATTTGATTGAACGCCATCAAAGCGTCTTGGGAAACCGATGCAGAGGGCGTTTCACCTTCAGCAAGCACGCCAAGGAGCCGAAGCGCCCGATTGATTTGTTCGCCAGCGGTGTACGTTGTCATGCTTAAACCTCAGTTGTGGTTTTTCTACGGCGTTTAACTTCCAGCACGTTCACAGGAGCCGCTTCAGATTCAGAAGACGTGTCTGAATTATAGCGAATCCAGCCATTTTTTTCATCAGCTTCTGCTTCAATATCCATAGTCGCTACTTTAGCGCCATGAACAGGATGAGTGAGATAAATGACGGCCATTATTCCTCCAAGGGCGTGGGTTCGGGTGCTTCAATGCGAGCAATCAACATCCGATATGCGGAGATCGTGGACTGAGCTTGAATCAAAAAAGTACGAGCCTTTTCTGCTTCTCGCTCAAGTTCCTCGATCTCGCAAACCAAGAATTCCTTGGTGATTTGCATTATGCAAACGTAGCGTAAGCAGGAACGTAATACACAGTGCCGCCAATCATCACTTTGATTGCTTTAGACACAGTAGTTACGCTGGTTGCTGTGGGGGCGCAAGTAGCAGCGGGAGCAGTGTCAATGTTCATCAACAAAGGAATCTCGCCAGTGTTTGAGCCGCTGTCAGTCACACGAATAAACGAGGCTGTAGCAGGCAACGAAGCATTGACTGTGTAGTTAGTATCTAACTGAATAACAGCCAAAGTACCGCCAGGGGTTGCATCAGTGCCGCCCAAAGTAGCACGAATAGCGTTAGCCGCACCAGAAATACTAGCAGCAGAGCCGTCAACTTCCAAAGAAATGTGAGCGCCGTTGATAGTGCCCGCAGTTGCAGCAGCAGTGCCAGTCACTACGGAGAACGCACGAAGCGTTTCACCAGAACCTGTGCTTGTGAAAGTCAACTTGTTGTAGGACAAGCGAGTATCACCACTGGCCGCGCTAGTCGTAGCGTAAGAACCGTTCAATACACCAGAAGATGTAAGAGCGATAGGATCGCCAGACGAGCCAACTTGTACCGAATCAAATGCTGGGTCAGCGAATGCAACGCCAACAGCTTTAGTATTTGCCATGATTAAATTCCTTTATCAATTCCAAAAGGGAGAAAAATGCCCCGCCGAAGCGGGGCTTGATGCTTAAGAAATGCGGTAGCAAGTCCAAGAGCCTTCGCCAGTCTTACGGGCACGGAAGTGACCAGAAGTAGCGTTGTCAACTTGCATATTGCCTACAACCGACCAACCCGTGCCGACAGCCACCGTTACATCGTCAGACCCGCCGTCAATATTGACAACGAAGAAATCGAATGCAGCGTTAACTTTGACAGCATTAGGAATGCCTGCTTCTAAAAGTGCCACAGTGGGCAAAGTCATGTTGCCTGCTGTGCCGTCAAAGGTAAACAAACCATTTGACAGTTGAGCAGCAGTAACCGTTGCCGCAGCTGTTAAAGCAGTTGGAGCCGCTTGAACAATCAGTTGAGCTTCAGAAGTGTTACCTGCGCCAATTTGGTAGCCACCAGCGCCATTAGGGAGAGCCATAATAATTTCCTTAAAAAGATGTTACGAACAAAGATGGGGGCCGAAGCCCCTATCAATTAGCCCCAGATGCGGCAGCCCATTTGTGGGCGAATTGTGCTAAAACCGTACAAAACGTCAATACGGCAAGGCATACGGTCATTGTTAATATCGTACTGGCGCACGATACGCAAAGAAATACCGTTGTGAACTGCGCGAGCAGCCATGTCAACACCTTGGGGCAACAGCAAGTCAGCAGTTGCAAAAGTGATGGCATCCTTGTGGTAAACCAAGTTCTGAGCGTACTGGCTAGATGCAGCACCCACGAACACGACAGCCTTACCAGCGACAGGGAAACTGTCAACGGTAGCCAAAGCATTGGCAGCGGTGTAGATAGGAGCAACAGTCACGACAATTGCAGTGCCGCTGGCAGTGGCGTCAGCCAAAGCAACGAACTGGAACAACGAACCAGTGGATTCACGGGTCTGTGGGTTCACAGCAAAGCAATCAGCAACAGTGAACACATCGCCAGATTTAACTGTCAGGCCAGAGCCGATAGTCAAAGCAATGCTAGCAGCGCCTTCAGAAGACACAGTAGTGGTCACAGAGTTACCAGTAGCAACGCGGGAACCAGTGGTGTGCTGCTTGATAGATTGAGACATGTTGATCTCGTCAAAGCCCAACACGCCAGTGCCCATCATGCCGTTCTTGAATTGCTTGCTGATAGTGTCTGTAGGATTAAACAGACCTTTCATGCCTTCAACCAAGCCAGCGTTAGCAGCAGGGTTCACGGTAGCGTAACGGGGGGACATCACGGCTGCGTTCTCATTCAGCTTCTGCTGGGCTTGGAGCAAGACCAAAGAAGTAGAAGGAGTGGTGCCAGGTGTACCAACGGTGTTACCGATTGATTTGTATGCATTTGCCACATCAGCATCAATGGAAGATGCCAACTGGCTGATACGAGGCTTCAACACACGCTCTGCGAAGTCATCCAATTGCATGGTCAATTCAGCAGATGTGAAGTTGACACCGATGTGCTTTTGGCTGGCAACGGTCAAAGTGGTGAATTGTTCGTTGTCGTCTTGCACTTGCAAGGCAGCGCCGTCAGTTACCAAAGCGCGGTCAGGTAAACGGATACGCAGTGTAGAGCCGATCTTTGCGCCTTCAACAGCGAAAGAATCGTCATACTGGCGGTTCACGTTGCGGGTGATCACAAGGTTGTTTTCAAGGATTTCGAGAGATTTTCTTGTGATCATGTCGATCGTCAGAATAGTATTAGACATTTCAGTCCTTTCAAAAAAAAGTCAAAGTTTTAGCGGTTCTGCGCTTCCCACTTTTTCACTTGTCGTTTGCGTTCGGCTTCAATCCACTCTGATGCGTTCATGGTCTTGGTAGACCTTGGATCAGTAGTGTCATAAGCCGACACTCCATTGGAGCGTGCGGTAACAAGAGAAATAGGCGCTGGCGCGGATGTTGTTCTCTTAACTGGGGGTGAAGAAACCAATTTGGCCTCAATTTTCCCAATTTCCTTCGCCTGGCTCAATGGCGACATGCGTGAGATGCGATCTGCTTCTTTTGGATTAGAGCCGAGATAGTACGCTAACTCTGGCCCCACGTCCGAAGACTGGATCGTTTCTGCCATCACGTTTGTAATTGGTAGCTTGGGGTTGTAGGCGACTTGTTCAAAGTCATCGTACTTAGTCCGAGCTTCTTCTTCACGATCGTGATAACTCTCAAGAACAGCCGATTGCTGCTTGGCTGCTTCACGTTTGGCGATCAGTTCTTCTGCCTTTTGGTAAGCCAATGCTTCCGCATAATGCTCAGGGCTTTCAAACTGGTCAACGGATGCAGTTGGTGCAGCTCTCACAATTTGCGTTTCCGCAGACCGATTTGCTTGCTCTCTTTCCCACTTACGTTGCTCTCTTGCAAGGCGTTTGCCAATAGCAGCGTCAAGTTCCTCTTGCGAGAATGTCTTGCTTGGCTGTGTTTCAGCTACTTCCGGCGTACTTTCAGCAACTTCAGGTGTGGCCGTCACATCCGTGGTTGGCGCGGAGTCTACTTCCGCTAGGGCTTGGACTTCTTGAGTCATTTTTTCTGAATCCTAAGATTCCTCGGTCTACTGGGCCGATACAGTTGTTTTAATCTTACACCAGATTACTCTGGCTATGCAACTTTAGCAATCAACAGAGCCAGCAAATTCTGGCAATGTTTTTAAATGGTTGTATGTTTGGGCAATTGGGTTCAATCCATTGATTGCATATTCAAA